CTTCTAGGTATTCAACAGGTTGTTACCTACCTTAGAAATAAATACGATAAACAGAATGGAGATAACTAATGGGTGGACTCTTTAGTAAACCTAAGGTTCCTGAGGTTAAGGTTCAGGCTCCTGCCATTGAGCAACCTGTACTCGAACCTGAGGCTCCTGAAATGGGTGCTGAAGAAACTGCGGAACACAAGAAGAACAAGGGCAAGAAGGCTCTGAGGATTGATCATGTGGGTTCTGGCAGAGGGACTAACATCCCTAAGTAACGTGTCTAGGATTGGTGTCTTGCAACCTAATGATGAAGACATCCTAGAACAGATCATCGACAAGGGTGCGAAGATTATCAAAGATGACCCTGACTCCCTCCCTTTCATTAAGAAATATGCTGACGTAAAGGTAGTGCGTAAGTTTCTTAAGGGCGTCATTAGTGGTGAATTTGAAGACTTCATCGTCCTTGTTTTCTATAACAAAGAAAATGCTCTCTCGGGTGCATCCCTAGTGTCTAGGGGGAGACCTTGGTATGCACCTGAGGGAGTAACTTTTCTAAATGAAGAGTGTACTGTAGCTTTCCAAAAGGGTCTTGGTTTGTCTAGGGCAATGGCTTATGCTCTTGAAAATAGAGCATGTACTAACGTAAGACTACTGGCCTTCTCTAACGCCAACACGCTCAACAACAAGATGTTGGAAAATACCTATGAGAAACACTTGGGTTACTCTTCATACAAAACTTTTTACAAGGAAATTTAATGGGACTTTTTAGTAGTGTTAAGAAGGCCTTTAAGAAGGTTGTCCATAAGGTGACTGGTATCGGCAACAGTGGGCAGGGTGCCCCTGAGGCTCCTACGCCTGCTCCTGAGCTTGAGCTTACGAACCCTGAGGGTGAAGCTAAGAAGAAGGAAGAAACCGAAAAGGTTCAGCTTCGTAAGGGTAAGAAGGGTCTTAGAATTAAGAAGGCGGGGAATGCTGATGTGTCTGCAGGTGCAGGCCGTAATCTAGTTTAACATGAGGGATATGTGGTATGGCTAGCACTGAACATCAGGCAGGCAATATCCCTCTTGAGGGTGCTAAGACAACTTATGACAAGCTCACGACAGACAGAGACCCATACACACAGAGAGCAGAGAAGTGCGCAACCTACACGATCCCTATGCTCTTTCCTAAGGAGTCTGATGATGGTGGTACTAACTATTCCACTCCTTACAATTCTGTGGGTGCTAGGGGTCTTAACAATCTTGCCTCTAAGCTTCTTCTTTCTCTGTTGCCTCCTAATCAACCTTTCTTTAGACTGGGGTTGGACGCGGAGTCGACTGTAGCTCTTAATGAGTCTGCTGACGACCAGCTGAAGGACAATATCGAATACGGTTTGTCCATGATGGAACAACAGATGATTAAGTACATGGAGTCTCAGTCTCTTAGACCGACTCTTTTTGAAGCTATTAAGCAACTTATCATTGCAGGCAATGCACTTTTGTTCCTGCCTCCTGCTGAAGGTGGTATGAGGTGCTATACTCTTCGTGAGTACGCTGTTCAGAGAGACACTATTGGCAATGTCCTTCAGATTGTTGCTAAGGACACTGTTTCCCGTGGTAGTCTTCCTGATTCCATGCAGTCTGTTCTCCCTGATTCTGGTGAACCGACTATCAACGAAAAGGTAGACATCTATACTCACATTTACCGTGTGGCTAGTGGAGACACCTATCAGTGGGAATCCTATCAGGAGATTGAAGGTGAACCTGTTGCAGGTAGCGAGCAGACTTATCCTGCAAACAAGAGTCCTTGGATTCCCCTTAGATTCAATAAGAAGGACGGGGAACACTACGGTAGATCCTTTGTTGAGGATTACCTTGGCGACCTTATCTCCCTTGAGAATCTCTCTAAGAGCATTGTGGATATCTCCATGATTGCCTCTAAGGTTCTCTACCTCGTGTCTCCTGCTTGTCAGACTAACATCAGGGCTTTGGCTAAGGCAGAGAACGGTGCTTTTGTTAGGGGTCGTATGGAGGACGTTGTTCCCATGCAACTAAATAAGAGCATGGATATGCAGACGGTACTCACTACTGCTCAACAGATTGAGTCTCGTTTGTCTTATGCGTTCCTTCTTAACTCTGCAGTCCAGAGTGGTGCTGTGGGTAGAGACAGAGTTACCGCAGAAGAGATTAGGTATGTTGCAGGTGAACTTGAGGATACCCTAGGTGGTGTCTATTCTCTCCTGTCTCAGGAGCTACAGCTTCCTCTTGTTGCCTGTGTCTACAATCAGATGCAATCTCAGGGTTTGCTCCCTGTGGTTGACGAGAGTATTGCAGAGATTGAGCCCTCCATTATCACGGGTATTGATGCCCTTGGTAGAGGACAGGATCTTAACAATCTAGCTCAGGCTTTGCAGTTGATGCAACAGTTCCCTGAGTTTCTGCAGGCTCTCAACGTTGGTAATCTTGCTACTAGGATTTTTGCGGCGGCTCATATTGATGCTACGGGTCTAGTGAAGACTCCTGAGGAACTTCAGGCAGAACAACAGGCCGCTATGGAACAGTATGCCCAGCAACAGGGTATTGACGCAGGTGCACAGATGGCTGTCAATGAAGCACAGCTAGAACACTAGCACAGCTAGAACACTAGCACAGCTAGAACACTAGCACAGCTAGAACACTAGCACAGCTAGCATAGCTAGCACCTGAATAACTAAAGGATAACTAATGACTGACTTTAATGAACCTCAGTCTCTCACTGAGGAGGCTGAATCACAGGGTATCGAAATCATGGAGTCTTCTACGACTCAGGTTGAGGTTGACCCTGATATTGGAGACCCCCTTCTTCAGAACGAAAAGTCGGGGGAAGAACATAATGAAGAACAAGCTAATGGAACTGAAGGCAACGCTGATGATGTGGCTGTTCATGATCGAAATGAAGATCAAGAGAATCTTCAAGAAGAAGTAGACAAGCACGAAAAGGCTATTGATGCCGTGAAGACCTCCCTTAAGGAAAAGGGTGTTGACTTCAATAAGGCTGTCCGAGAATATCAGGAGTATGGCAAGCTCTCCGATGAAACCATTGCTGAACTTGAGAAGGCAGGCTATCCTTCTGAGGTTATCGAGGGTTTCATTGAGAGTCGAAAGGCTCTTGAATCTCGCTTCACTGAGGCTGTTTATGATTCCGTAGGGGGTACTAAGGAGTACAATCGTATTGTCGATTGGGCATCCAAGAATCTCCCTCAGAAGACGATTGACTCCTTTAACAGAGCAATCGACAACAATAATCTGGAAGCTGTCTCCCTCATGCTTGAAGGCATGAAGTCTAAGATGACTTCCAAGATGGGTACCGCTAATAAGTCTATTCATGGTGGTACGGCCACTCCTGTGAATCGTCCTAAGGGGTTTGCAAACAAATCTGAAGTGATCGAGGCTATGAGCGATAAGCGCTATGGCAGGGATCCTGAGTACACCCGACAGGTCGAACAGAGAATGTGGGCCACTAGTGTTTAATTTTATCTATAACAACAAATCTTATATACTTTAAAAGGAAAATAATTAAAAATGGCTGCTCTTGATGCTGCTGGTATTTCCAATCCTGGTCAGGCTCTCTCTGCGGGCGAACGTGATGCACTCTTTATGAAGGTCTTCACGGGTGAAGTTCTGACTGCTTTTGCTCGCACCTCCGTTATGATGTCTCGTCATCAGGTTCGAACGATCTCTCATGGTAAGAGTGCTTCGTTCGCTGTGATGGGTCGTACCCGTGCTAAGTATCTTGCTCCGGGTGACTCCCTTGATGACCAGCGTAAGAAGATGGAACACAATGAACGTGTCATCGCTATTGACGGTCTCCTTACGGCTGACTGCCTTATCACGGATATCGACGATGCGATGAACCATTATGACGTTCGAGTTGAATACTCTCGTCAGCTTGGTGAAGCTCTCGCTATGGGCGCTGACTGTGCTATTATCAATGAGCTTGCCAATGAGGCCGCTAAGGACGCTAAGTTCAAGGATGGTAACATTCCTGACAATGGTACTGATGCCGACAAGGTTCTCGGTACGGGTAAGGCCTTTGAGTTTATTACGGATCTTGATGTTGCGCAGACAGCCGCGTATGGCAATAAGATTCTTGAGGGTCTCCTTGCGGCTCGTGCTCAGATGACGAAGAACTACGTCCCGCAGGGTGACCGCTATTGCCTTCTCACGCCTGAAGGCTACTCTGCTGTCATGAAGGCTCTTATGCCTGATGCGGCTAACTATCATGCCCTTTTTGATCCGAACACGGGCAAGCTCCAGACGATTTGTGGCTTTGAAGTCATTGAAGTTCCGCACCTCCTGAATGACGGTATTGATGGCAAGCATGCTCTTAACGCTAAGATCAAGACTGCGGGTCTTCAGGGCATTGTCTTCCATCGTTCCGCTGTTGGTACGGTGAAGCTCAAGGATCTTGCTATGGAACGTGCTCGTCGAGCTGAATATCAGGCTGACCAGATCATTGCCAAGTACGCGATAAACTAACCTGTCGCGTAATCTTTTCTAAATAACGGGAAACTCTTTTTAGACAACCCGATTGAAGCCATTAAACTCATAAAACAGTATAGGTGTATACAAAGATGAGTAACTATAATGAAACTCTAAATAAATATGTTGCTGGTTTCGTAGACGCTGACGGAACTATTGCTTTCCACTTTAACAAAACTGTAGACGGATTCTTTCGTATAGGTCTTCAGTTTGGTATTACTCAGATTGATACTCGATGTAGAGGCTTTAAGCTCCTCCAGTTCCTAAGAGACTCCTACGATGTAGGTAGCATCACTGATGTAAGAGACAAGAATCAAAAGTATTGGAAAGTATCTGGTAAGAATGACTTAGAGAAGTTCTTGCCTCATATCATTAAACACATGGTAATCAAAGGCAAACACTTTCAGAGAATGCTCGAAAAGCGTAGAGAGCTATCTGGAGTAGATCTGACTCAAGCTCAGGTTGATGAACTTAGAAAGTTTGCTAAAGAATCTAGGGCTGATACAGGCCCAACTAGATACAAAAAGAATGCTAGTCCTGCATGGTTAGCAGGATACATTGATGGTGATGGATATCTAAGGTGTTCCGATAGAGAACACTGGCTTAAGATCCATGTACAAAAATCTGATGTATGTTCTGTAGAGCTAATCCAAAATACCTATGGCGGTAAGATCTACAAGACAACAAAAGAAAATATTAAAGAGTTTCGATTAAACTTTGGAGCATCGTTCTACGGAACTGCTACTAAAGTATTAAAGGCAATCATCCCGCATCTTAGGCTTAAAAGACATGATGCTGAGATGATCCTTTATTGGCACAAGCAACGACTAAATGAAAAGAACCCTAAGGGGTAAGCGATAGTCTAGCGGACAAGTATGTTCGTTTGGGGCCATGGTGGTCTCCGTCCTGAAGCTGTCGGTATCTTCATTAAGACTGCTCAGGCTTAATAGATGACCATTGAAGAAGTAAAGAAGGCTTACGAGACTACTTACTTCTGTCAGGTGCACAAGTGGGGGTATCAGCTTACCCCCGAGGAGGCTCAGGGACTGGGTCTCCTCAGTGCAACTGCGAAGCCTGTTAAGCCTCGAAGAACCGTCAAAAAGAATAACAACAAGGAAGAATAATGATTGTAACTCCTAGCACTGAACTTGATGCAGTAAATGAAATTTTGTCATCCGTAGGCTCTAGCTCTGTTAATTCTCTTGAGGATGATGCTAATGTGGATGTGCTGAATGCTGTAAGAATCCTTAAGGCTGTCAGTCAAGAGATCCAGTCTAGGGGTTACAGCTTTAACACTCTCACCAGTGTTACCTTGAAGCCTGACTCTTTTACTAACAAAGTTGCTTATGGTAGAGACTTCCTAAGGGCTGTCTCTACTAGCTATAAGTTCGTGAGCAGAGAAGGCTATTTTTATGATCTTGATTCAGGGGCTCTAGAGTTCCCTGAAGGCATCACTCTGGATGAACTTGTCAGGGAGCTTCCTTTTGAGGAGCTTCCTCAGGTCTTCAGAAAGTATATTACTGTTAGAGCCAGTAGAGTCTTTCAGATGAGGTATCTTACCTCTGCGGACATCGACGCACATCTTCAGCTAGAGGAGAGTGCGGCTTATGCAGACATTGTAGACTATGAACTGACGGATGGTAACTATAACATCCTCAATGATGACCAGTTCATCAGTCAGCAGGCTCAGAGGAGCTAAGCATGCCTCTAGTATCTCAAAGCATTCACTCATTTAAAGGTGGTGTCTCTCAACAGCCTGACATCATCAGATTTCCCGATCAGGTAACTGAGCTTGTCAACGGGTTTCCTAATGAAGTTGAGGGTCTACAGAAGAG